CCCCCCTCTTAGCAAAGGGGGAGCTAACTTTCGCGCCTAGCGGCGCAATCAACTTGGAAGGATAATCTCAATGGGTGAACACTTATGGCTGTCAAGCTAGGTCGGACAACCGACAAGCAACGAATTCTACCCTCCGTCATAGTGACGGTACCTGCAAGCTCACAGCGAGCTAATTCCGATAACTCGGTGCAGTTCACCTTTGGTGGTGGTACTATTACCACCGACTCAGGGTCAAGTAGAATTGTCTACACTACCAACCGGAAAGGCGATCAAGCCAAGTCCAATTGGTGTTGGCACAACCGTATTCGAACTAAGTATAATGGGGACGCTACGTCGAAAAACGTGGTTACCCAGGCAAGTCCGGGGTTGTATCACTACGACCTCTACCAACAGCATACTCAGTCCGAGAGTTCACATGCCGCAGCCGTTACTACCTTCAAGGCTCTTGCTCCCACTTCTGGGACGGGTCACCTTGGAAGATTTGGTCAGGACTATATTAACCTCGCTTTCAGCGAGTTGAAGCCTGATTTTACAGAAGTTTCGTTGCCCAATTTTCTTTATGATATTGGGCAACTTAGCCAACTGTATAAGCTGTGGAGGAAAAACATTGATATTGCTAAGAACTTGGCTGGAGCACACCTCAACTACAAATTCGGATGGAAACCCACTGCGGGTGACCTGAAGGGAATGTTTGTTGGGATGCTTGGGCTGAGGAAGAAACTTGGCGATTTTGTGGCTGGGATTGGAAATCTAAATCATAGATCCAAGACTGTCTACAAGAATACCCTAAATCAATCAGGGTCGTTTAATACTGGTGATGTAAATTACCAGTGTGAATGGTCTGGAACTCTAGTCCAGACAGCGACAGCCCACGTGGTCTATAGGTGCCTGCCACTTTCAAATGTGAGCTTCGGGCCTTTGGATCTCTACTTGCGTGCTTCTTTAGACACGCTTGGTGTGGAGCTTAACCCCAGGATCATATGGGACGCTATTCCTTATTCGTTCGTCGTCGATTGGTTTCTCGGCGTTGGACGATACTTGGATCAGTTCCGTGTTGATGCTCTGGAGTTACCTATTGTGCTACTGGACAGTTATGTTCAGTACAAGGAAAAGTTGATCGTAACTAGTCTGTGGAACGAAGGAAAGCAACCTAGCTTTCCCCAAGGCCCAGTCAGTTATAGCGGTGGGTGGTTCACGGAAGAGACTTTCTTTAACCGTGTCCCTCTAAAACCGGACTATGCCTCTCTGGCAGGTCTGCAATGGAAAACACCTACTACAGGTCAAGCTCTGCTTTTACTGAGCTTGGCCGAAGTGAAGTTAGGCCCCGTTAGTCGGCTGATAGGCCGAGCACCAACGAGGGATCTCAATTCACTGGGGACCAGTATTACCGATTTTCTTTTACATCGGTAGTCAATGTAGCCCGAACGCCAGGCGGTTTTCGCAATGGCGAGCAACGTAACGTCTTACGACGTGGCTAAGTGCTAAGAATGCACACAACGACCACTATGACCCCTCAAGGGGAGGAGCATCAACAAATGCCTTTCAGTTCTCCACAATCGCTTTCCGAAGATATTGCAGGCGACGTAGACACGAATCTTACTGTGTTTACTGGTCGCTTCGCTGATGCCGGGCAGTCCGTCTTCTCAAAGGCAGGGTTAACCTTGCCAATGGAAGAGAAGTTAACTATTTCGCATCAGGTCGGGAAGAATGGTGAAGAAAGACACTTGGTTCGTATCGATAGAACAGAAGTCGATGCGCTCTTAGTGCCTGCCACGACCTCGGTTTACACCGTGATCGTTCGGCCACCAAGCACAGCACTTACAAACGCGATAATCATCAAGCAGGTCAACAAACTAGTTGACTTTCTCATCGAAGGTGGTTCCAACGCGAATGTCACTGCCCTCCTTAATAGCGAGGTATAACATCTTGCATTCTGGAATGGTAGCGGCGTTTCTAGTGGCAGTTAGCTGCTTTGAAATGTGGGATTGCACCTGGGAGACATTGCTATAGGGATGCTTCTGGAGACTTGTCTTCTATGAAGAAGGTAAATCTGAAAAGCCTTGGCCTTTTCTGGGCCTACCTAGCAAAACACCCACGCTATGCGCCGTATGTCGAACAGGCGGATCTCTCCGTCTTTGCCGACAGAGCGCAACATGAGGGATTGTCCTTTCTGACCGTCGTTTTGCCCCTTCTGGGCAAGGCAATTGATAGGTTCCATTCTACACAAGAGTGGTCCCCGCCGTCCGAGTTTGCACTCGACGCGGATTTGAACCCCAAGTTTTTGGGCAAGGCTATCAAGGCGGCTAGGAAAGGCGACTCCGTCGCCGTAGATTGCGTACGACAGCTATCGTACGTGTTTTATAAACTGGAGGTTGACTATGATGACGCGCTCGTGGAATCCTTTCTTAGTCAGTTTAGAAATACTGATCGGGATCTGGATTCTTGGGAAAGTGTTCTCAGCCCTATACCTTTAAACTGTGACACAACGCCGGAAACGGCGTTGCTCGTTGTAGCCCCTGAAGGCAGACTACTGGCTGACCACTTAGACCTAATGGGGCGTATAATTGGGAATGTTCTGCGTAAAGCAGATCCCCTTGACATACGCCCCACCCACGGAAGCGGAGCTACCGCTTGCCGCACGAAAAATTGGGATAAATGGCATTGCCTTCGGTATTATCCGAAGCTTGACCAGGTGTTCCCTTACGCAGACTTCTTCTTCTATAACTTTTCTCATCTAGTTGATGAGCTTGAGAAACTAGAAGAGGCATCAGAGTCAGTCGCGATGGCACGTGTTGTTTTGGTGCCAAAGGACTCCCGAGGACCGAGGGTGATATCATGCGAGCCGGCTGAACTAATGTATATTCAGCAAGGGCTCATGAGAAAGCTTTACCAAACCCTCGAGACCCATTACCTGACTAATGGCCGTATTAATTTCACGGATCAATCTGTCAACAAAGAGTTGGCCCGCCTTGGATCGTTAAACGATGATCCAATTACGGGGTATGCGACCCTTGACATGAAAGATGCTAGCGATCGTGTATCACTGAAGCTCGTCCAACGGGTCTTTCCCGAAAGATGGGTCGAGGCTCTCGAAGCTTGTCGCTCCGAGTTCACGATGCTGCCCGACAAGACGGTAATAAAGCTTAACAAGTTTGCCCCTATGGGCTCGGCTTGCTGCTTTCCAGTTGAAGCGCTCGTTTTTTGGGCAAGCGCAATGGCGACACAAATACGTGTGCACGAGCAGAGTAAGGAACTTGGAGACCGTAAGCGTCATCGAGACGTTTGCGATTATTTCAAGCATCTGAGGGATGTATACGTATACGGGGACGACATCATTTTGGCGCCAGAACTGGCTGCCGAGGTGATAGGGGATTTAGAGAAGATTGGCCTCCTGGTCAATCGGACGAAATCCTTCACTAAGGGTCCCTTTCGGGAATCGTGCGGAGGAGATTATCATCATGGTTATGATGTAACCCCGATACGGTATCGGAAGGAACTTAGTAAGTCCTGTACTGGCATTGCTGCCGGGTCGGACTTGATCAACTCTTTAGTGACCAAGTTTGGGTCTTTAGATACTGACTTTATTATCGAGCTCGTAAAACATATAGAGTTCGAAGTCGGCTATCACTACCCAGTTACACCATTGGGCATTCCTTGCACAATTTTTGCAACGCCAGAGAATTCGGCGAAGTGGGTGAAAACTTACTTTTCTGATGACTTTAAACGCGTTGTGAGCGTGTACACTGATCCGAAGAATGATTACTTATTCGCGAAGAGGTTCAACAAAGAACTTCAGCGGTACGAGTATCGAATCCTTCAGTTGAGTACGCGACAGTTACGTCGACGTGAACCAACATGGTGTGAGCTCTTAAGAAAAGAGCTAACGGGAGGATTATCTAGCAACGCTACTGGGGAAGTTCCTGCTTGGATAAAGATCCAAGAGAAGGCCGACCCGGGGATGTACGCTGCTTCCCACTCAGCACGTGCAAAGTGGGCTTGGGTATGGCTTGGTTAGTCATACACCTAGTAGACGCATCCTAGGTAGCCCGCGAGGGCGTTCCTAGGGCAGTCTACGATGGGGGGCGTGTTCCTAGACATCCGTCTGGGACGAACAGCAGGGCTTCCGCC